GCTTGAGGGCTTTTTTTTATTTCAATAATGCTTCAATTTTTGCTCTGGTCTTAGGTCCATAAATTCCATCAGCAGAAAGCCCGTGCATCAACTGGAATCGTTTGACCGCGTTCGCCGTTTTCGGACCATAAATGCCGTCTATGCCGTTATTTTTCGCTCCTTTATCCGGGTAGAAATAAAGAATCGCTAGAGCTTTCTGAATCTGCGTGACAGACGCGCCTCTCATCATTGGGCTTTTTACTTTGAAAATACCGGAAGGCAGCGCATATGATGTTTTTTTGCTGCTTGAGTTTGTTGTTTTCTTTTTAACTATACTTGCTTTGCTTGAGCTTGTTTTCCCACCTAGCGCTTTTAATTCTTTTTCAATGGCAGCCTTAACTTGATTCCATCTTCCCTCTGACAAAATACGGTGCGGGCAATACTTACCATTCCAGTCTTGATGTTTGCGGACTCGATCAATACCCCATCCGCGTTCTTTAAGTAGCTGCGCCACAAACTTAATTGCGAGTTTTTCCGCTGCCTTGTATCGTGCCCCTCCCGACTTGCTATAACAAATTTCGACACCAATCGACTTACGATTCCCTGTACCGTTTGTTCCATCTCCTGTGTGCCAAGCGTTACGATTTGTTGGAATTCCTTGAATGACTTGTTTATCGTCTACTGCAAAGTGAAAACTCGTTGAGCTAGAGTTATTCTTCATGTAAGAAATCTCATTGGCTGCTGAAGCATCATTCGCAGTGTTATGAATAGTGATATATTCAGCTTTCATTGGATTAGGACATTTCAATCCATACTTTGATTTAGAGACTAAATTGTTAACAACTTTAACGGCCATATATCCTCTCTCCTTCTGTCTGTGTAATAAAAAAAGCCACTGGCTTAGCCAGCAGCTTTGTCTGCGTTATTCTTACTCTGTTCTTTTTCGTTCTCAATTGTTTGTAATCGATCTGTTATCGTTGAAGGGATTTTAACACCGATCTGTGCTAAGTTTTCAGTTATTGACAAACCTTCATTAGCGATATAAAAAAGAACGGTACCAAAGGTTAAGACACCGTTCAAATTGAGTACTGTATCAATCACGTTTGCCAAAATGACCGCAAAGAAATTGAGTAGCTTGCGGACATAGCCAAACCATGCGCTCCGGCTTCGCAGTTTCTTGAATTTCCATGCCTTAATTACTCCTGTTAAAACGTCTATTATGCTAAGAACTAGAAGTAAATCAAGGTACTTCACCCCTCCAAATAAATATACTCTTGCTAAATCTAATGCTTCAAAATTGATAAACAAACTTGTCTCCTCCATTTCTAATCACCTCCTCCTCCGAGGCAAATAAAAAAGGACAGCCGGATCTTATGAGACGGCCGTCCCTCTAACTGAAAAGTTTCCATTTGTTAAAGCTGTAAGCTCCATAACAATTTCTTTAAAACCAGTAATGTTAAAAGACCAAGCTTCTGATTTCCCTTTTGTGCTAGTGGCAAACGTTCCATCATCCACTTTTTGCCCTCTAAGGGCTCTTTTTGTTCCCGATAAGGATTTACCCCAGAACTTCAATTCACTTGTCTCAGCCGTCCCATAAACCTCAATGAGTAACGTTTTGAATGATCCAACGGTGAATGGGTTACCCTCACCTATAGTTTCTGTTTTATCGTGAAAGACAATATCCATTGTTTTTGCTTGAGTGTCTAATGAGCTAAGGTTCAAGCCTTCAGTTTGAACTTTTAAACGACCATCATTAGTTAAGCCCTTTTTATCCAACTGGACATAAAACGGAGCAACTGCTGTAATAGGAACAGTGTGGTTAATGTTTATATCCTCTTCACCTGCGCCCAATGACTGGTACAGTAAAAATTCAGATTGCTGTAGGTTACCATTTGCGTATCTGAAACGGAAATAGCGTTTAGTTAAATGAATCCACTCAGTCTCGCCAAGAGTATTTGATTTAACAACCAATGAAGAGACTGTGGTCCATGAATTCATATCGTTACTTTCTTCAATGAATAAGGTACCTTCACGATCAGAATAAGCGTGACCTTTTACTTTTGAAATTAAAACCTGATCTAATCGATCTTGTCCATATTGCGTGTATACTTCAGTGGCTTTTAAAACTACGTTCGTCAGCAGCTCTGAATTACCGGAGATTGCAGCTACCGGCACAACAAAATCTCTGTTTCCTTCTCTGTATGGCTTGGCTGCCCCCGGCTTACCGGTTGCATCTGTTGGAAATTGAAAACTATATGATGCCATTAAAAATCCTCCTTGCTATTGTAGATCATTAGTGGTGAGCATGGGTTTACAACGGAACCACCCCCTTTAAGGCAAAATAAAAAAGCCTAAATGGCTTCTCCTGTGATCTCTTTATACTGTTCAGCTGTAATGAGCTTTTTCTCTATCCCTTTTTGTAAATCCTCAGTCGAGCAATCTTTATAATGGATTGCCTTTTTCACCATTTCAGAAGAAGCCCAGTTATAATGCAAAGCCAGCACCCAATAATTCATGAATCTCTCCCTCCTTGTAGTGTAAGTAACTGCAACTTTATTTTTGAGAGCTCGCTTCCCAAAGTTTGGTTTAATTCTTCAAGCTGTTTACGGGCTAGCTTCTCCTGAGATAACTCTTGCGCGAGTAGCTCAATCTGATTGGGAGGTTCATAAGATGGCTTTTTCTGTGACTCCTCCCACCAGGCCTCTAATTCTTCTTGAGTCGGTAACGGCGCCCTGATATTCCACTTCTCAATGTATGAACCGTTCCCGTCATTCCGTAATTCAAAATCTTTTCTCGGTACTGCGTTAGGGTACTTGTACATAATCGCATCATACAAAATCATAAAAGCACCTCCTAAAATCTCGGGTAATTTCTGCCGCCGATTTCTGTGATATCAAAGTAGTTATACCATCCCGAGTTATCAGAAATATACCGTGAAGTACTACCGTCATAACCCACATAAAGATACATCTCTATATAGTCCCCCTTATCAGCTGGAACAGTGGCAGCTCCATATACTCCTACATTGAAATCTGTGGTATCAGACGGACTAGCAGGACTATTTCTATAATGTGCTATGTTCTTATAAATCGTTCCGTTTAAGTAGATCTCTAATTCATAGTTGGCATATCTTTGAACGTTTTCAATATATACACCGGCATTGACTAGAAACATTCCACTGTTTGGACAGATAAACCGGCAATTATTAGTGTCAAAGGCATTATGACTATCTTTTATCTTTCGATTAAAACGAATTTTTTGCTTTTCACCTTTGATAAGAAGTTGCTTACCTGTTGTTCCAATATTGGCATGAGCGAACCCTGATATCTTTTGCCAAGAGGTCCAGCCTGAACCACTCCACCAGTGTCTAATCCAAATTCCTGTACTGTCGTAGTAAGTCCCAGACTCATTTCCTGTTCCGTAAAAGTATTGAGTGAAACGGTAATTATTATATTTTTCATTTTTGACAATGCCATAACCTAAAGGGTAGCCAGTAGTATTCCCTTGACCAATGTCCATTAAGGTCAGTCCTAACGGATATTCTTCCCCTCCTGTTCTTGCATCTTGAATAGCATTGTCTCCAGTAATTAACGTCAGATTGTTATTTTTGTAGTTGGTATCCACGTAATGTTTTGCATCCGATAAAGCCTTATCCGCTTTTTCCTGAGCTCCGGCAGTTGTTTCTTTTGCATTCCAACTCTCCCGCTCTACTGGTGTTATGTGCCGTTGTGAATCATTAAAATGCTCTTCAAATTCTTTTTTCGAAGCTTGCTGTACATTATCTACGTTCCCTAGCCCGATTTGCGCCTTTGTTGTATTGTGAGGGTTGTTCATGTCATTTTTATGTACAGCTAAATCTTTATGCGCATCTTGAATGCCTTTCTCCCAACGGTTCACATCATCTTCATTAATCGGATCGTCCGGGAGCCAATCTGTTTTTGCATCATAAGCCATTGCTACACCACCTCGAAAGTAATTCTAAAATCTAGCGTTCTGTTATTACTGACGTCTAAATCTGTTGTTCTTTCCGTAATTACGTTGTTTTGTTCATCAAGGATCTGCACACTCTTAATATGCTTGATATCTTCCTCTCGTTGAGTAAGCACCGTGACAACGGCACCCTGAATGGTGAGTTCCACAATTTTTGTTTCATTTCCATTCAGCAGCACTTTCGATATTCTATTTTTCAAATCTGCAGCTGTTCGCTCTCTATAAAGCTGTGTAATCATACAAGGACCACCTCGTTATTATTGAGCGTGACGGAATAACCTACCCTTAGCTCACTTGCTTTTCGATACCTTCTGTTATTCAAAATGACAGTATCTTTTATCTTGAGTGGCTCATTCAAAGCAGCTCGCAAGGTATATGCTAAATGAGCTGGCTTCATATTCTCCAATGTTTCTATGAGCTCGCTCATATGCTGCATATCATCTATATCAATATCAACATTGAAACGATACTCTCTAGGAAGTAGCCGAACCTGAGCTGACGGATTTTTCAGGAACCGGTTCAATGCCTGTTCAATGGCCTTATATGTTGCGGGCGGTATATTGGACATTTTAGAGATCAGCCGCAGTCGGCGGATTTCGTACGTATCACCTGATTCCCGCGGTACGTTCAAAATCTTTTCCCATCGTTCAAGCCCCCAGGTTGCCGTAGTAACAAACAGCTGATCTGTCAGATCAAAGATGCTGTTATTTTGCTTCTCAAATTCCGGAGCTTCCGCTTTAAGAAGTTCAGCCATTTCCTTTAACTTGGTAAGGAACGGCGGCAGGTAAGCAGTCATTTCATCGAGTTTGCTCAATGATGTTCACCTGCCCCAATTTAGGGATTTCGACGTCACTCAGAACCAAATTTTCGGCCACGCCGTTGATTTTAATATTTGCGTAATCACTTACTGAAGGTGAATTGTAGACGATATTATTAATCTGCGATAAACGGATGACGTTATCTTCAAAGGCAATCTTTTTAAAAAGATTTAAAACGCCTGATTCTATTTCTTGCTTTACCTGATCGATAGAGCTAGTGACTTTGGGAAGCACCTCGGCTGAAATCTCAACCTCTTTCCATACCGCACTCTCCACTGTGACAAAGGCACCTATTGGCGCTTGTCCCTCACCTTGTCCGGGTTCAGGATCAATATAGTTTTTCACCTTTGATATTAAAATATCGGAAGCAGGTTCCAAGTTAGCATTGGTCACGACAATTTTGACTGTGCCGTCCCCGTTCCAAAGCGGAAAGATCTTTGCCTTCCCTACTCCGTCTACTTCTTCAGCCCATTGTTTATAGTGAGCTTTATTGGCACTGACAGCTTCCCGACGCACTCGGGTAAAATATCTAGCTCTTAAACTGTCATCATCCTCCTCTTCTCGTCCAGGGATTAAAATCTCTTTCACAATTGCTTTTTGAAGTCCTGGAATGGTATCCAATGACAATAGATTCTGGCCGGAAATATTTGCGTTCCCCGCTTCCCCCGCTGTTTCACATTCCAATGTTCCGTCAGCTGTGTATTGAAAATAAAGATTTTCTACATAAAAGCGAGACCCTACAGGAATGGCCACGCCGTCAGTAAACTCCGCTGCCCTGACTGCTTTCGTGGCAGCCGTTCGCTCGATGCCGACTTCAGTAGCCCGACGATCTAAAAATTCCCCTTGTGCTGTGTCCGAGAAGACAAGTTCCAGCACCGTATCGAGCCAAATATAAGACTTGGCCAATTCTGCGGCTGCAGGAGCTAAGGCATTATAAATCACGCTGCCTTCCCTTGTATCAATGTCCGCTGAAATGCTGTTCAACATACGATCCATAATCACTTCAAAGGTTTGATCTTCAAACATCTTCGCCAAGCACCTCCTCGATCTCCAATGTTCCTTCGTCAGTTTCGACTGTAAAGGAGACACGGAACGATTCGCCTTGTTTATCTATTTCAAAATCTGTAACAGCAGCAATCCGATCGTCATAGATCAGTGCTTCCTCTATCAGCCGCGGAATCTCCATCTTCTTATATGCGTCTGTTGTTTCTTTATCTGCCAACACTTCTTGAAGCTCATTTCCAATGTCATGACTGTAAACAGAGTATGCATATCGCTCAGTATGGAGAGACAGATGTACAAACTGCTTGATCGCTTCAAGACCTGTGATGATTTCATTTGTGATACAGGCATTTTCAAAATCTATTTTGTAGGTTTGCGAGGTCTCTATGACTTCGCTGTCATCTTCTATATCCTCAAACTCGATTTCCGGAGACAAAGCCATTCCAAACACCTCCTATATTTTGTCGAGAATAAAAAATGATTGCCCGCCTTTTAAGGAGACAATCATCACACGCTCACCAGTATTCAACGCTTCTTCTTCACCGGTCCGCAGCCGCTTTGGGACAATAATCAAATCAGCAGGTATTATTAATTTGTCACTTTCATTAAGCTTTATTTCAATAGGTGAAACGGAAACCACTTCAGCCGGCATAATATCCACCGGTGACTCAGAATCAACTGCACCGACAGCCAAATGTTTGATTGCTTCACTTAATCTCATGAGGAAACACCATCAGGTATAGAATTTTTCTCAACCACATCAATAGTCATCGTGTGTGTCGATCCTTTAAATTCGTGTTTATCTGTATCAATCCAGTATGTTTTCTTAACCCCGACTTCCGGAATTGAAATATAGACCGGCAAACCGCTCTGAAGATCTGGAATCCCAATTGCTTGAATACTTTTGAGTTCTTTTTTGACGCCTTTCTTCTGTGCCTGTTTAACTTTCGCACGCTGCTGAAGCTGTGCTTGGTTAATGTTATCTGATACTGTTTCAACATACTGAAGCACGCCGTATTTGCTGATACCCGTGTTGTCACTTGCGGTAGCCGTATAAGTTTTATTGTCTTTCTGACGCCGCAGCTTTACTCTTGTGGCTGTGTCATTAATGGAAGTGCTGTATTGATAACCAGTAATGTTCACACCCGATTCTAGCACCCATACTTCTGACGGATCAGGCCAAGCGCGAAGGCCGAGCTTCCCCTTCGCCGAATATAATTGATAATTCCTTCCGGTTTGGCTCTTCGTTTGTTTCAAGGCTTTCAGAATCATGTCATAAAGGCTCGTATCATCTTTAAACACTAATGATTTAATGGTGTAACCTGTATTTGCAATGGATGTCGTTGGAATTTGAAAATCTCTTGCCAGGCGCTTAATAATCTCGTCTGCACGCTTATTGGAGAAAACATAAACATCTTTGTTCTTAACCAGATATTGCAGCATGTCATAAGCCGTAAAGGTCAGCCCATGTTCTTCCGGATTGCGAGAAAACACAATACCTCGAAACAGCTCTTTCCCTTTCCACTTAAACAGAACCGTATCTCCTTCTGATACGCTGTAATATGAATGGGTTCCTTGTTTCGTTATGATCTTTGCTGTGATCGATCGGGGTGCCTGATACCGTTGTCCCTCAAGAGAAACACTTTCATTTACCAGCTCAAGCCATTCCGTTTCTTTAATGACGAAAAGTTCTATCATGTCATCACCTGCTTACTGCGGTATCTTTAATTTTTGCCCAGGAAAGATCCAGTGTCCTGGCTGTCTGATATTCCGTTTGCTTCGTTTGATCATAGCCTTTTTATTGACGTTCCAGATCTTGCGCCATTTTGTGCTGTCTCCATAAAATTTGCCGGCAAGGTCCCACAGTGTATCGCCTTTCTTAACGGTGTACGTTTTAGGAGCTGATTTAGATGGCCGTTTCTTCTTCGTCTTTTTCTTCTGCTTGATCTTCCGCGGCGAAGCAGTTTTGTATTCCTTCAGCTTTATTTCATAATCACGATCACCTATATCTTTTTGGCCCTCGCTATAAGAAAAAACCTCGATACTGCAAGTTAAATTAATTTTCGTTCCAGTAATTAGGAATTGAACCGGCTTTTTAGATTTCACCCATTTCTCGACCTTTGCAATAGCATTTTCAGGATAAGGAAATCCTTTATACTCAACAAGCGGGCTATGTTTCTTTGGAAAAAAAGAAGAGAACGAAATTTCTTTCGCTCCCGGTTTATCAATAAAAGTGATCTCCCCAAAACTAGCCACTTTTACTGATTCATTTTGAATTGTGTTTGAAATATCAATTTGTTCAGGAAGGACAGGAAGCCGCAGCTTATCCTTCCCTTGTGAAATCCAGAATTCATATATGGATTTAGTCAAAAGCAACGACTCCCTTCGTTCCAATGTTAATATCTTGTTCAAGCTCATCGACAAGGGCCTGCTTAATCTTAGCTATAAGACTGTTCATGTCTTGGTCATTGTGAAAATGCTGATCGCCGTTAAATTGAATAATAACCTCTTTACCTACTGATGCTGTAACAGTTGTTTGCTGACTACCTGTTGTAGCTGCTGTTACCTGACCGGAAGATAGATCAGTTTGATCTTTTTGAGATGGGTCTGTGACTTCCATTCCGAGTGCCTTAGCTGCTTGGGCTAATAAATAACGTCCACGGATACCTCGCTCCTCTGGAATGATCCATTCCCGTTTGTTTCCTTCACCGACACGTGCAATCTGCTCTTTGGTAATAAGTCCGCCGTTAGCGTAGCCAACATATGGACCTCCGTGCCTTATGCTTCTAATGCCTGGTACATTATTAATTGATCCATATCTGCTTTTGATATAGCCAATCGCAGCAGCAGCGTTGTGAATCGGGTTAAGAATGTTATTCATGCCCGGCAATTTGTGTGCGTTGAAGGTACTTGGGATTGTCTGCATGAGCCCCTGAGATGGATGTCCTGCTTTCGCATTACTATCCCATAAGTTGATTGCCTTCGGATTACCGCCTGACTCATGCTGAGCAATTGTCATCAGCCCTGGGAGCCAGCTCATTGGTGTCTTTGTGGCCATGATAGCGGCCATAAGCCATTGCTTCACATTTCCGCTTACTGCTCCCATTCCGGAATAAGCAGCAGCTAGTGAACCTGCTTGTTTTTCAGCAAACTTTTTCACATCGACAGAATCCAGACCTTTTACAATACCAATAGAGGCAAAACGACCGAGACTCATCATGACACGTGAAGGTGAATGAATATCAAGCTCTTCACGAAATGCCTTCTCAACTTTTTTCGCCAGCTCCTTGGCAGCCTCATGGACTTCACTTGCCTTAGAAGTCATGCCTGAAACAAAATTACCAATCATACCGCTTCCCCATCCGTTTGATGATTCTTTAGAGCGGATAAACGGCTTGTTAATATGAGTGCTGACGTATTGATCAGTACCAGTTTGTGAACTATTTTGTCCGGAAGCAAAACCTTTGATCGTTCCGCTTCCCCATGATGAAGATTTATTAACAGTGTTCTGAAATGGCATTTTAAACTTCGTCTGCAAGAAGCCATCTGTACCGGTCGAAGTGCTGTTCTGACCTTTAGCATAACCATTGACCACTTGCTTTCCGTAATTCGGAGAATAAGAGATTAAATTGTTCATTGGCTGTCCAACGTTTTTCTGTTTCCATGCTTCCATAGAAACAACATTATCTCTAGTTCCTTGATCAAAGCTCTTCGTGAACTGTTGACCAAATGATGTTGCTTGTTCATCAAGACTGGATGTGTCAATAATAGGAGATACAGAAGCAGTCACCGCCGCACTACGAACTAGCGGGGAAGTTGCCGGTTCACCTCCTGCAGATGAAGCAGACGCTATATCATCAACAACACTCATCCCTAATTTCGAAGCAGCTTGAGAAAGGAGCATTTTGCCGCGACCTTTATTATTCTCAACAGGAATAACAAACTCTTTACCTGCTTCACCAATCCAAGATATTGTTGGCTTCGTAATGTAACCACCAGTAGCATGTTTCTTTGGCTTTTCTTTTCCCGTACCAAATAAATAATTTACGCCACTTTTCACATATCCCCACGCTTTACCAGCAGTTTTTTTTCGCACTTGAAGCTACTTTACCACCAACTTCTTTTACCCCGCCTAAAATACTGCTTCCCAATTCCTTTACACTCTGCCACTTTTCAGACCACCACTTCTTACTAAAAAGGGTTTCTGAGATGGAACTCTTAACACTTTTCCATATTGATTTAGCATTGTCCCATTTATTTTTTGACCAGCTCTTTACACTTTCCCATTTTCCTGTCCACCATTTCTCGCTAAATAAAGTGGACTTCAGCTTTCCTTTAACTGATTGCCAAACAGAAGACGCGCTGTCCCACTTACTTTGAGCCCAACTTTTTACGCCTTCCCACTTTCCCGACCACCACTTCTCACTAAACAAAGTGGATTTTATTTTTCCCTTTACGGACTCCCAAACAGATGATGCACTATTCCATTTGTCCTGTGCCCAGCTTTTAACACCAGACCACTTTTCAGACCACCATTCACTATTAAATAAAGTGGACTTCACCTTTTCTTTTACATTAGACCATGTATCACTTAACCCATTGAGAGAAGTCTTCGCATTACTCTTAATGCCTGACCATTTTTCAGACCACCATTTTTGATCAAATAATGTACTGTCTAGTTTCTTCTTTACTTCTGAACCATCAAACGCTTTACCTAAACTTGAGCCACCCATGGTGCCTGCTAGACCACCAACTATTCCACCAATAGCTGTCCCCACTCCAGGAATAACACTGCCAATAGCTGCCCCTGTAGCTGCTCCAGCAAGACCACCGCCAGCTGATCCAATTTTTTCACCAACATTGTCTTTATTCATCCCAATTAAATCGGTTGCCGCTAACGCTGTTCCTAATAGAGGGACTCCCTTTGCAAATTTGCCAACACTTTTCAGAGGACTTAAGACTTTCCCGAACTTCGATGGACTGCCTGCAGCTCTACCAGCTGAGTATAGCTCCGATCTCGTAGTGATTATTGCTGATCTTGAACCTCTGGTTGGATTAGTACTTACAGTTCTACCGGAACGCCTTCTCTCCAACCGTTCAGATGACACAGCAATTGAACTGTCAGAAGGGTTCATTCGGTTTGGATTACCGCGTCGACCAACTCTTTTCCCTCGTCTTCTACGAATGCGATCATTTTTACCTCCATCGCTACAACAGCAACATGTTAAGCTGCCGCTTCGAGGTAAACTCGTTGGACTTGTGGCAGTTTTGGATGTCCTTGTGCTGGCATTACGATTACTTTTTCTGTTCCTCCTTTCACTTCGCGTATTAGCGCCAGCTTCAGGAGTACGTTTTGGAATTAACTTTCGGATTACGCCTGCTGCATCACTTCCGACAGTACCTATGCCTTTTAACAACGGACGTAGTATTTTCAAATAACCAATCAACCCAATTAAAGAAGGGATCACAACTTTAATCGCTGTTTTCAAATCATCCCAATGGTTGACGCTCCACTCAATGGCTACGTTTAACTTATCACCTATCTCCTCACCAAGATCGGCAATATCTTTTTTGATCTCTTTAAGTTTTTCCTGACCTTCTTTACTGTTAATGAACGAGCTGATTTTATCAAAGGCTGGGCCTAATCCAGTTAGCAGAGAAGTTCCCATATCCTTAGATATGCTTTCAAAATCTCTCATGGCATCATTAACCGGTGTCATCGGATTATTATCCCGAAGTTTCGTAAAGCTTCGTTCTAATTCACCGCTTGTTTTGGCACTTGTACCAATACCCTCAGCCATATCTAAAATCGGTTGCTTGAGGTCTTCATATTGTGTTCCAATAAGCTCAGTCGCAATAGCAGCCCGCTTTGTTTTGTCTTTCACTTTAGAAAGTGCTTTTGCCACCCTAAATAAACTTTCCTCTCCGCTTATTGAACCATCTTTGAAGCCCTTGAACATTTTCTTAGTTTCCTTGGCTCCGAACAGCGTTTTAAATGCGTCCACTTGGCTATCAGACATTTCGGTTCGGCGGATGTTAAACTCACGCATACTATCGGCTAGGTTATCGAAGTTTCTGGCGCCACCCTTTGTTCCTTTTATCATGGCGTTTGCAATCTGGCCGCCTGTGAGCTTCAAGTCTTTAAAGGTGGAACTGTATTCATTCATCGTATCCAATAAATCGTCAGCTTGGTCACCGGCATTACGATATACATAAGCAATTAAGTCTCCGCTTTGTTTTCCAGACAATTTCAAGTTGTTATACATTGAACTGAAAGCACGATCTACCTCAGCCTGATCAGCATTCATAAGCTGGGCAATCCTACTTGACGACTCAGTCAATTCAGCAAGAGCTTTTTTAGACGCCCCTGTCTGTTGCGATAAGTTTCTTAGAGATAAACTGACTTCTTCCCGAGAACTGCCCGCTTTATTGTTGAAATAGATCTGATCCGTCATTCTTGCAACATCTTTCTTATTAACGTTTGAAGTTGCTGACACATAAGCATCCTGAGACATTGTGCTTTTACCAGAGCCCATAACTGATCCTGCAGAAAAACCACCTGCCACTGCCAGAGTAATGGTAGCATCCTTCAAGCTGTCTATTTTCGCTTCAATTGCATCCAGAGCAGCTGAAGCTCTGTCCTTAATAGAGACTGTTGGCTCAGCAAGTTCGTCGTCTACATCGGACACATGACGACGGATCTCATCTAATTGGTTTGTTGCATGATCACGTACAGATACAGATGGTTCAGCTCTTGAGTGGTTCAAATCAGAAAGACCTCCACGGATTAAGCGAAAACGTGGTGTAGCTTGATCATTTACGGAAACTGTCACCTCATGGCGGCTCTCGGTAAGATCCTCAGCTTGCTGACGTATAGAATGTAAGCCATTCGAAGCTCGATCATCTAAATCCACTTCAAGCGATCGAGCCCGACCGGTCAAACGGTTGGCTGATCGGTCAATTCTCCGCATAACTCTCTCAGTCCGATCTTCAGCATCAAAAATAAGAGGGCCATTAGCGGCCCTCTTAAGTCTTTCAGCATTGCCTTGTATCATCCGAAGCTTGCGAGAAATCTTATCATGTAATTCAAACGTGGCTGTTAGTTTAGCCATAGTTAATTACCTCCCTTCTTCGCTTCTTTTTCTAACAGCTCAAGCTTATAACCGATTAACCCATATAAGAGCGCCTTGAATTGTCGCGGTGCCTCATATAGTTCTCTTAATTCTGACGGGGCGTATTTGAGCTCATGCATAGCATAGTAAAGATATACAGCTTCTTTATCCCCGTCCTTCACTAGTTTTTTGCTGCTTCTTCAAGATCTTCGAGATCATCATCGAAGCCGTTGATCTCAATTGCTTTGTTCAGCCAGTTCGCATACTCACCCCCGACTGAAAGAACACGTTTGGCGACTTCCACTGGATCTTCTGTTTTGTAAGCCTCACGTAGTTCCTTAGCTTTAAAGTTTGGATAAACAGTCGTTTCAACCGCAATACGAGCATAAAAGCGTTGGCTGTCCAAGTCCTTCACACGGCCACGGCCTTTTACATTCTTGTAAGTCGTATTCTCTTTCTCCAGCTCGTCAATGCGTTCGGTCGTGATTGCTTTAAAAATGAATGGAACAACGTTGCCCTCTTTATCTACAAATCGTTTAGAAATCGGCACTTTTACTTCTTCCGCTTCAATTGTTTGTCCTGGCATAAAGTATGAAAGATCATACACTTTTTCGTTTTGTTTTTCACTCATGTTTCATTAGCTCCTTTGAATTTTTTATAGAAAACAAAAAAAGACAACCACAATATGGTTGTCTAGTGTATAATTATACCTGTACATTTGTCTGACTAAATCCCCTAAGAAAGGGGGTGCGCTAATGACAACATATGAAACTTTAAGTTTAATGATTCAGATGGTTACCGTAATGATCATGATCAAAAATGATAACAATCAGAATCAGAACTAAAACCCTGAGGCCTGAGAAACTTCTAGGGTAAGTCTAACGCACATCACAGTTATGGAAACCAGGATTTGTACAGGCCGGAGTGTTGGCGCACTCCGGTATTTTTATTTTAAGCAAAAATCTGGTGTGTTAATCTCAAATATGTCTTTTTACGTTAGTAATAACATAGTTTACTCACGTAAAGTATATACTCAGTATACATTGGCCATGGTTACATTGTAAACCGAAAACTGATAAAAAAAGTAACGAATTCGATATGTTTAAAATGTTGATTTCAACTGCTCAGGAACATCAAAGTCCTCAAAGGTAAACGGTACTTCTTCCTCTAATGCTTCTGAATCAACATCAAGCCCAGCGATTTTCGCAGAATCAAAGTTCACGTCGTACAAGGTGACTCGTTCAGTACCACGGCCTGAAGAGGCGTCATCCAGAACAGCTTGTAAGGTGAAGTATGGATCACTTCCCTTTTTCACATAGTCCATCATAATAAGAACAAATTGAGAAGTCACTTTATAAAAAGTGGCTGTCCCTGTTCCGTTTGCTCCAGTCGTTTTATGCCCTGTCATCCGACGCCCCATGATATTCACCTCGGATTTATTTTTCTCCACATTGGCTTCAAACGTTTTGATATGGGCCATTTCTTCACCATCAAGAAACAGTCTGCCCTCTTTACCCGAGATGGTGTTTTGCGCTTTTAATGCCATTCCTATTTCACCTCAACATTAAAGTAGAATTTTTCAGCTGCATCCACCGGTTGAACTGCAAGATCAATCAAGAAGCCGTCATGATCATTATTCAGAGCAATTGTAATGTCATTCTCTGAATCAAAATCAGTAATGCCCCCGTTATCTTGAAGAACACTCAAGTATTGAGTAATCAGCGTTTTTACAAACTGCAGTCCGTCATTTGTAGCGGGAACATCACTGCCACTCGCTTTTCGAGATTTGATCAATGCTTTCAATTGAGATGTCAGGTCATTATTGATTGCATCAAGTACACGGACAATTTTGTTTTTCTGGAACATCTTATTTTTCTCTGCTGTTAGGCTTGTGAGTGAATTAATGTCCTTTTCAACCGATACTGATTTATCACGAGAATCATAAGTAAACAAGAATTCCCCATTTGACAATCGTTCAACGATTTCGTCGTTGTCAATTCGGTTAAGGACATCTACAGCTCCCTCATATTCTACAAATGTAAGTGATTGATTAAATGTAGCCCCCGCACTTGCGCCGGCAACCCAAGCCGTAGCTTTTTCAGGAGTGATTTCCGTTCCATCTTCAAGTAGGACACCACCAGTTACATTGATAATACCCTCATGGTCTCCCTTATAATTTGATAGAACACCTTGAACCTTTTGCCCTTGGTTGTCTCTCAGCCGTTTGATAAACGCAACAAACGTTGCTTTTAATTGCTCGTTATCCTCTACAGGTAAAGCGATTGTGTCAAAGTATTCCGTTTCAGCTGCTTCCAAGAAAGCTGTATAATCGGCATTTGTCGGTGTTTTGTCTGTCCCGCCTGACAAGCGGATTCCGGAAGATGCCGGAAGAGCCCCGCTAACGTCTTCAGGGGCCGTACCGGTTAACGGAATAGTGACTGTTAAATCACCTTTCCCTGTAAACGTGACATAGTTATTTTGTTTAAGCTCTTCAGCTTTAGAAACTGTTTGTTTATCAACTTCTGACTGATCAAGGTAGGTAGTGACATCCACTTTTGAAGAGTCAATAACGTTTTCTGTAATGCTGATAATGATGTCATTACCCTTTGTGCCGCCATAAAGAGCAGTAGCTTTTACACCTTCGCTGATGTCTGCTGAAGCACGAAGACCTTCCGTCAAGCGATAAAGCAAGACTGTATTCGCCTTCTTCAAAGCCTCACGTAAAAGCAACAGCGAAGGATCATCAATGTTCAACCCCACTTTTTTATTCAGGTCCTCAATTGAAGAAATAGAAATGAATTTCTTAACCTCACCCCAGCTGGACGCTATCGGCAGTGCAACTGTTCCACGTTCTCCTGCAGAAACACGGTTTTCCGCGGTCGTTTTGAAGTTAAAGTAAATACCGGCACGCTCTTTTTCCTTACCGGGCGTGAAAGTCCCCCCGTTCATCTATTTGACCTCCTTTTGAAGAAACTGAGTAATCAACTTCTTCGCTTCCGATTTTGTAATACTTGTTTTATGAACATGAAAAAGAGCACCGTCAAACACCTCGGGTTTTACCCCAAAGAGCTCTCGACTGTGCTCTCGCAAATCCTTAATATAAAAAGCATTTTCTGGTTTCTCTTTTTTAGTGGCCATCATTTCACCCCACTTTTAAATTTAAAACCATCCATTGAACGCTGTTCTTCCCGCTCATACCAATAGCGGCTCGTCCAGTTTAAGACAATGGTCGCGTAATCATCTGATACCCGCGTTTCTATTCGAGATAGACGAATAAAATCCCCCGTATCCTCGCCAGATTCTTGTATAAGCGGAATTATGCCCCTTTTGCTTCTAAGTGTATCCACAATCCTTTCTGCTTCGTTATGAGCCTTCTGTGCGTTTTCGTGAAAGAGTTTTACGTTTAAAACATAGGATTTCTGAAACGTAGATACTGTGTCCACCCCATCGACTGTGGAAGCGGGTGGAAAGTAAAGAGACGGAACAGCAAAGTCCTGCGGTATTTCTTCTTCATACACTTGAACAGGATACAGTTTGTATAGATAGCCCATAATTGAACCTACTTCTTGATTCATGGCAACACCGCCTTAAAATTCTTCATCAATCCATTGCTGCAGTTTCCGCTCAAGGCTTCTCTCAAACATCAACTGAAATATAGCCATGGCGTTATCCCAAAACCCAGAACCGTCTATCCATTGGAACTTCAGCAGCATACCGGAATTTCTTTCGGCAGGGTCATATTCGAAACGGTCGCCTTTCCAACGCCCCGGGACCCACCGTCTATCCTGATTTTTAGACGGATCGATAGTAAAGTGCCCGTCATTGACGTATGAGGCGTATTCCAGATTTGTTCCAACATCCAACTTTAAGCTGCCTTTTGTCATTGAAAAGATATTATCCTGGTCACCTCTCTGAAAGGAATTAAGCAAGCGGCGTGTGTCTACGGTCTTTGTCCTGATAATTTCATCTTGGATAATGTCTAGGAACTCAAGACCCATAGCTTCAAGCCACTCCTCGTATTTCCCTTTCAATCCTCCACGAGAAGCACGGTTTAATGATTGAATGAACTGATCAAGACCTTTAATCTTCACAGATATTCAACCTCCCGTACTGCCGTAACTTCCCAATGATGATTCTTGATTTTGCGGGGCTTCTGTAATTTATAAGCAGTACCATCCCAAACCACCCTGTCATTTACTCGAATATCAGCATTAGCAGGGAAATGCACAAGGAACGATTGATAAACAGCTACATTTGGCTCCTGTTGGATAATGGACTGACTCTTTTCTGTAAAATAACACGGCTGATTTTCTATGTCTGGCTCATCAGGGTACGAAAAAACCGGTTGAACATCTTCAACCGGCACCCCGAATTTTTGCTTTCTATTTTCTTTTTTCTCCTGTAGATGGTAAATGTCGCATCTGTGAGTCAGTAAAGACCGATAACTCATATTGATCTCATCCGCACTTTCGCTTCAATCCCTTCTAAATCAGGGTCAGCCGGTTTCACATAATCTTTTATTAATGCATACACATCAGGTTTTTGAAGAGAACTGCCATCCCCTAGAGTATATGAATAGTCACCAATTTTTTCAGTTGTATATCCTTTAATAATTGACTCGTCGCCATTTATAAGAGCATAAAACTGAGACAACTTTAATAGGGCCAGTCGAACCGTTTCAGGCAAAGGAATATACTCTGCATCTGAAAAATCATGTCCAACTTTAAGAATGATATCGGCAGTTGCCTCTAGTATATCCTGTTTTAACAACTCGTCAGGTCTGGTCTTTACAGATTCAAAAACTGAATAACTCTTTAATTCATCGGGAGTGATTAACAGCATAGGTCACTCCCCATTGTTATCTATTTGCTTAAGGATGTAGGCAATTCTTTCATCTGCGTTTTTGAAGTCAGACGGATTGCCACCAAGATTAGAAATAATGGATTCATGCTCTGCTTTATTCATACCTTTCAATTCCGATTCAGTATAATTTATCGGATCATCTTTTTGATTCTTAAGATCTTTATCCAGCACAAAATATGGATTTTCATTTAAATACTCATAGAGCTTTTTCGATACTGTTTGACTGACACCTGCTCGAAAGGTTATTCCCATAACATTGTACGTTTTGCCTTTAATAAGCTTTGCAGTATACACGCCAGACCACCTACTCCTTCACTTTCACGATCTTGGCTACGGCGTCCTCTTCTTCAAAAACACTATCCAATTTCGCTGTCAAAACAATGATAAACATACGGCGACGAATGTCCTTATCTACTTCAATTCGAATGTTACGAGAGAATCCGAGAATAATATTCTTCGGATGAGTTAGGATGATATCAGAAACATCGGCTGCAGTATCTCCCTCTCCAATCGTATAAGGCTGTAAATTTGCAACACCTTTGATCGGAACACCAAAAGCAGATGAAAGGCCACCTTGAACAGCTGCATCCCCTAAATTTGTTTGACGATCAGCTACACGATCTTTCCATTCAACCTCAATACCAGGCGATGTATAGAAGCGGAACTCCTGCGGAATTCGCAAATATTTAGGAGGTACAGCTTTGTATCCCCGCTTGAACGTTTGCCGTGTCAGTTCCTCGCCTGCAGCATCAACAATGTGAGATGTAGCTTGTTTTCTGATGCCATCTAATTGTGCAAGATATGAGTCGGATGAAGATGTATCTCCATTTACAAGCAACTCTTCAATATCAACCGCAGCACGCTCAGCTATCATTTGCATAATTGTATTTTGAAGACCATCTTTTTCGATGTTGTTTTCAAGTGTGTCATAGGTAATGTTAACTTCAGCAATAACTTCTTTTGTGCTTAAGTGAACTGTGCTAGTTGATGGAACTGATTTTTGATCTTTAGATAACGCAACTCCCTCTTGGGCTGCCCTTAAAATACGCTGACCAAACCCGATCTTCTCGATTTTCTGTGTATCATGGTCCATTTGAATAACACGCGCATCTCTTAAAATAGTTGGCGTATCTTGAACCATTCGAATAAAAGTTGAAGCTTGAGTAGGATTCATAATCCCGCCGCTTTCTAAAGTAGAAAGCGTCATTTCTGCTTTATTAATAACCTCTTGATTTCTCATTCGTATCCTCCTTATACATTAAAACAACCCTGACCAGAGTGATTTTTGAACTTGTTCAGAACCCGATGCTTCAGTTTGCTTAGATGTTCCCCGGCTTTTTTCGATAGCTTCAATACGATCAGCAAGCGGTTGAACAGCATCAGTAATAGCTTTTTTCAACTTCTTAGCTTCTTTTTCAGCCTCTTCTTCTGTTTTTTCTTTATCTTTCTTTTTAGGATCTTCTTCTTTTTCTAGATCTGCCAGCCGCTTCTCAATTGGCTCTAAAACGGCTTGAATTGATTTCTTTACTTCCTCCGAAGTCATTTCTTTTTCCTCCTCTTCTGTCTCAACCTGACTCAGCAAGTTACCGAGAGCAGTATGAGCATTTTTAATTTCTTGTAGGTTTGAAGCGGAAAACTTTCTGCCCGCCTTTTCAACTGGCTCATCATATGACTGCTGATGCTTTCCCATAAAAAAGCTTTTAAGCAAATTAAAAAGCCCTTTCTCGTCTGTTTTCTCTTGAGAAACTGGCTTTTCTTCTTGTTTTTCAATTGTCTCAGCAGTCCCTGCCATTGAATAACCTGTAATTTCACCTTTTTTGATTTGCTCCCATATTTCTTCTGAAGCCTTTGTCACAAGAACCCATGAACCCTTTTTGATGGTTTCACCATTCATTTCAAAGTCAGCAGGTGCCACGTAGGACTCTACCACCTCACCAACACCGCCCCGAAAGTCATGCTGCTTGTCGATTTCGCGGGCGTCTTTCAAAAATCCATGGGCGGCCTTTTCGATTTCTGCAGCTGTCATGAAATCCCCGTGAGCGTCCACTGTATCAGGCTCATATACGATACCGTACACAAGTTTTTGCTCGTCAGCTTCTTTTGCAATGACCTTGACTTCCTTTTGAAATACCGGATGTTTTTCTGACTTCATAAAAAAGAACTGCTTTTGATTAGCAGCCTTGTCCACGTAAGAAACATGTGTGATTTTTGCGTTCACCAATTTTCTTGGCATTTTGTTCACCTCCTTCAAAATAAAAAGACCTTCATTTTTGAAGATCTCTTAGAGCAGATGTTATTTTAGATATTAAATCGGAATATTGTCTGTACTGTAAGTAAGTTAAACCATTTTTTCTATTGTTATTTAAAGCTATTTCCTTTAAATAGTTTAATTCCTTAAAAGCTTCATAATATGCATTTTCTAAATATCCATTACTGACGAGGTATTTCATTTGTTTCTGGGCATTATCCCGAGCTAAATTTATTTCTTTCGGTTTAATATCTAGTCTAATTATTGTAGATTCTAATTCTTCTACGAGTCTAGCCCAAGAAAGGGCAACTCCTAAATTTGGCGCTTCACTTGCCATTTTAATAACCATACCGCTTCCAAAATGTGTTATTGATGAAAAACTATTCTTTTGTTGCTCTTCTTCTACTTCCACTTTTTGATGATCGGTATTATTTTCTTCTAGTGTTTCGTTCGACTGAGAAGCTTCTAACTCAGATGCAACCTTTGCAAGTCCCTGGTTAAATTGAGCCTTTAGTTCTCCATATTGAAGTGACTCTAATTTCAATTCAGCAATAGCATTTATTATATTGGCCACAGGTTTTTTTAAAATCAGCACTATTACTAAAAGAATAACTGGCCAAATAGCAGACTTAATTATTGTTGAAATAAACTCCAACCAATCCATAACTTCCCTCATTCCCTAAAAGTAATGAGACTATTATACTACTTTATTCCAAGTTTGCTAAGACTTCTCTTCGAATCTCTTCTTTTTCCTCAGATGACAAACCTAAAATCTCGAGATCTACCACAGGGGATAAAACACAATGGCAATAAACCCGCTCGCCTGAAGAAAGTTTAGGATCTCGCGGAAACATGCAACTCTCGCTGCTACCGGGTATCTGAAATTCTTCATCTAAGCCAATTACTGTTCCATCAAGATCGATGTGATTCTCACGCGGGTTGTTTTTCTTTCCCCCACTGTGTCGCCACTTCTTTTTCTTTACTGCTGGCGATTGTGCATATGATTCATGCTGCGCAGCAGAGGAAGCGGCAAGTACTTCAGTAATAGCCGTTGTGCGAGCCCTTCCCCTATCAAATTGAGGCATGTCTTTAAGAGTCAATTCAATGTCTTGAATAGATGACCCGTGTTCGATCGCCTTCACTAACACGTTCTCCACCGCTTCATGAGTGTTTAACTTCATGATCTCAGCTAGCTTCTTTGACCAATCCCTAATCCAATTAACTGTACGGGTAGATAAAACTTTAAAAGGAACTTCTGGATCTATAGAATCCATGATTACTTCAGCCAGCTCTTCAATAGTCTGTTGCAGGAATTCCTCAGTCAGTTCCTGAAATTCTTCCTCAAAGTCATCTCCAGCAAATAAATTCTGCGTAAAAAACACTAGAAGAGCTTCCAGTGTCACTTTTGAATCTTTGCTTACAAAACCTTTCAGACCATCTAAAAAATTTTTACGTTGGCGTCTGAGCAATCGAGCGATGCCTTTTTCATATACCTCCACATACTTGGGTATATTAGATTTGCCAGGAAAGTCAGGTACCATCTCCCCCAATTGCTTATACTGATTTTCCTCGGCTTTTTGAATGAATGCGTTCAGACTGTCCAATAGCTTATCTGTTTTGTTCATCTCTTCAGATCCTCCAGAACATCCCGCATATCTTTTAATAACCCAATCATATCAGGAGTACCGGTCTTAGATTTAAACAGCGCAGTCAAAGGATCGGAAGCGGACGACTCGTTAGTCTTACCAAGCGGCCTGTTGTATTCTTCCTCTGGCCATTCTTCAAGCGTCTTACCAAGTACTCGTCCAGCCAGATCACGTAGATCATTCGGAGAAACTGCACCAGCTGTTATAAACGGTGTTAGAACCTTAGCAATCTCAAGCGGATCTCTAAAGTCTGGTCCTTTTAGCTGAAGACGAACCTTATGAATCTCAAGATCATTTAGAAATAAAGCGTTCAGTTTACCTGTGATTAATTTTCGTTCAGGCTGAAATACTTGTTCCTCAGTAATCTTTCTTGCTGTGTCTGCTGTCGCTCTGTTGTAATCTTGGGCTTCACCTGTATAAAGTGGAGGCAAACGAAAAGCCGATCGAATTTTGTCTCGGCTCTTTTGGTCATATTCCAGAAACAAGGCATCCTCTTGAAGGATTTCAGCAAGTGATTTAATATCAACTTTCACTGGAGCAATCTCTTCATCACCATGAATGTTTTTCCCCTTTGCTATCCCTTCCGCTTCAAGTAAAAGAAACTTATGAGCATTTTCCACCCCTTCTAGCCCATTCATGTAATCCTGCAATTGTGTGTATGAGTCCTCCGACAACATTCCGTTTTCAATTGTAATGGCAGCGGGAATATGTCTACCTTGTTTGAAGTACATGAAGTTCAGCTCTTCAGCTTTACGAGCACCATACAAATTAACAATATGGCCAATCCATCGAGGCTTCCCATAAGTACCGCTTCCTATTTTGAAATGGACCACTTCATTTGCTCGTTTCTCGAATGGTGTTTGTTCATCATATTGACCTGTCTCTAAATTTAAGACTCGTGGGTCGCCGTATTCCTTAAAGTAAACCATACGCCCGTCAATCATCTGAACATACTTACGAAATCGTTTCTCTCTTTTGATTGATTTCATTTGTCCTTGTTCGAAGTATGTAAAATCAACTTCAATTGGTTCAGACAATTTACAAACCCGAACATTTTGAACATCCATGTATTCAATGCCGGCTGGCTTATTTTCACCGTTTCGAATGACCTCGATAAATCCATTACCGGTCTTTTCTCGGTCTTCAATCACAAAGCCGAGTAAAGTCTCAGCTGACTCATCAAAGTGAAGATATTTAACGAACTCTTCAAGCTTTGTCCATTCACTTTCAGCTTCTATTTTTTCTTCATTTGTCACATCTGGCGAATTCACATCAAACGAATACTCAAAATCAAATCCAAAGCCCACAATATTTGTCCTGTAGGCATCAACACATTGCTGTAAGATTGTTGAATACTCAGCAATCATCTTTAATTCCTTTAGGTTATACGGAGGCGGTAAAATATTACTGTCATAACTGTCCGCAAATTCATCTTCATAAATTTGTTTCGTTGATTCAGTAGGTGGAGAAGCTTTGATCACTCGTGCTTTAACAGATTGTTTTGACATACTTTACCTCCTTCCTGGTCTTGATCTTTGCGGTCTTCCTTTAGATTCTTCTTTCAAATCAGTTACCTCGTAGTCATCGAGAGCGTACCAGATAGCTGACAGTGTATGCGGGTCTATGGTGAACTCGTCTTCTATGATGTTCCCCAGCTTATCGGTAGCATAAGTAAGCGGCTTAAGCTCATAAATCGTGTTCTCGCAACGATCAGAGCAAATAATCTTCCTGAACCGTTTGATCTTCTTTGTGTATTGGAGGCGTGATCCTTGGTACTTACGGGCGCCCACCATATTGAAACCGTGTTGCTGAAAGAAACGTATTGTTTTGGGCTCTGCTGAATCTGCTTTTATTAATTCCTTAGTCTCTGCAAATTCCTTAAGTTCTTCGGCCGTTCTATCATCCGTCAGTCCATTTTTGTAATACTCCCAGTAGATATATAGATATTTCTTCTCGTGATCTACAGCAACCCTAACTACAGCGTTATACGATTCCACAAAACCAAAGTCCATGCCAACTCGTTTAAGCGGGCGGTTAATATTAGCGATTGCAGTCATAACCTCTTCATGAGGCCATTCTTCAAACTGCGGCAGTACCCGAATTCCATTCACGCCAAAATGACCTTTCCGCGCAATTCGGTAAAGGTCAGGGTCATATTCCTTCAATTCTTCAAGTTGCTGGACATAGCTTTCTGGCAGAAAAAGATTATCATCCGCCTTTGAGTGATGATAATAGGTGTCGCCGCTAACGATTATCCGCTTTTCATAAAGCTCCTTATCATCCAGGACAAACCGCTTCTCTCGATCATCCTTAAAGAAATGTTTAAAAGTCCAATTGTCCTCTCCGACTGGATTTGTCGAAAGTATCATGTGAAGCGGCAATGACGGATGACGAAGGCGTCCAAGAAGCTCCTTGAATCCCTCATACTTCACTTCTGAACATTCCTCAATCCAAATGAGTGAAATATTATTGATTGATTTCAGTTTGGCTGGCTTATCCATCCCTTTAAAGATGATGCGACTGCCATTTGAAAATCGAATCTGCATAGGGGATGCAACACACCTAACAATATGATCTAATTTCAGATCACTTACAAGTTCATCAAAAAGAGAAAATGTTGAGTCCCTATGTGTGTCGTACACTTCTCTGATAACAAGAGCAGTCCGTTTTTCTATAAGCAATTTCAAAACAATCTTGAGTGCCACATGATAGCTTTTGGATGATCCATAACCACCTACGAGAAACTGAAACTTTTGATTCCAGTCAAAAAGAAATTCTTTAAAATGGGGATTTACTTGTTTAATCACTGTCATCACCTTTGTTCACAATGGTGATCTCAAAAGGTTTATCTTCTTCTGTAAGTTCTTCAATCTCTAATTTTTTCTTGTTGATATTTAAGCGTATATGTTCCAATTTAAGGCGTCGTTCGTCTTCTGAATTAGCTAATTCGTCAAACTGCTTTATAAGGTTCCTGAGCTCTGCCATTGCCCGAGATTGCGCGTTCAAGAACGTTGCATGACGATCCCAAGAAAATTGGAATTCGTATTCTTCCTCTTCGACTTCATTTGTCTCAGATAGTACAGACTTTTTCTTTTTCAGTTCCTTAATCATTTCTTCCTTATCAGAAACGAACATGATTTTTTGAGCCCTTATAATTGCAGCATATTGGATCTGTATCTGATCCCATATCATATCGACAGGTGAGCATTCCTGAATCTCTTCCATGATGGAGAGAGTTTCTTCTGGCAAGAATTTCGAGAAGAATCCATGAGTCACAGCGTTTTGGTTTCTTAGTGGAGCAGCACCGCCTTTATTACCCAATGCATTTTTATTACCAAGCGGTGCCCTTCCTCCCTTGTTCCCTTTTGCATTTTTGTTACCTTTTGGAGCGCCAGGACGAAAAGGAGCGCTCCCTTTCGATATAGGAGCGCTCCTTTTCATTTTTTCTTCCCATTTATCGTTGGCCTTCCATTTGCGAACAGTGCTGCTTGTGACGCCTAATTCATCGGCAATGTCTTTTAACTTCTTACTACCGCCGCTCTCTTCCCACGAACGAAAAGCTTTGTCTCTGCGTGGATCTCTTGGTCTCGGCATTACATCATCACCCACCTCCGAGCCTCGTAATTGAGTTTGAGTTTGTTTTCTTTGTTAAAGTTATAAAAATAGTTTTTTTGTTAATAATAACCAAAGGAGGTGTACTATGAATAAATTAAATGAATTTCCAGAAAAACTGCAAGGAATTTTATCAAATAAATCTCAGGAACTAATTATTTTCCCAACAGAGCAATGTAATTTTAGATGCACATATTGTTATGAAGACTTTTCGTTAGGAAAAATGTCGAATGAAATAGTTGGTGGAGTTAAGAAATTCCTGTATCGAAGAATTCCAGAATTGGACTCCTTACATTTGTCATGGTTCGGAGGAGAACCTTTAGTTGCAAAAGATATAGTTTTTGACATTTCTGAATATGCTTCATCATTAGCAAAAAAGCATAACACTACTTTTATAGGAAGCATGACTACCAATGGCTATAATTTGTCCTTAAAAACTTTCTCAAAATTAGTTGACTTTGGAGTTACTAAATATCAAATCTCCTTAGATGGATCAAGGAATACTCACAATACTACACGGTTAAGAGCTGATGGAAAAGGTACATTTGATCGTATATGGGGAAACCTTTTAAATATACGAAAAAGTGACCTTAATTTTTCGATAACACTTCGTGTACACCTTGATAATAATAATGTAGATCAAATTGAAAGTTTATTAAAAGATCT